ATTATTCCAGTTGAACTGTACTTATGCGGAGATTGTGGAGAAATTAACCAAGAGTTACTTCCAAAGGAAATGCAGAAACCTAAATTATAAAATACCATGACATTAGAAGAAAAGTTCCAAGAAATAGCAAATGTTGAATTTGTAGAATCCAATGGAGATATAGAAATCGGTACATTGAATACCGCTGATGGTTATGAGATATATTATATAACTACTGAACTCAGAGAGTTAGATTGGGAAAATGATGTTTTCTATTACCAACCTGATTTTGATATAATTATACAGTATATTGAAGATATCCAAGAAAAAGCTAATCAAAATCGTTTATTAGTAAAAGATACAAATACCACAATTGCATGTTGGGATATTGATGAGTATTTTGATGAATACTATATGTTAGATTATTTAGAATCTAAAATGGATGCAGATGAATTTGAAAAGTTTAAAAAATTAATATGAGTGATAAGCCAAAAACATTATTTGACCACATAAAACAAATCACATCAGTACAGAATCCAAAGTATTGGGATACACTTGAAGATAGTGATAAAAAAACGTGGAGTAACTACATGATACATAGATTTCTTTCTATGAATCCAGATTGGATACAAGTCCTTTCGGAGATACAACCATATACACAAGTGTTAGAACCTAAAGCTCTTTATTTAGCTTTAATTGGATTACTTCCAAAAGGTAAGTATTATTTAAAATACATTAAAGGTAAAGGTGAAACTAAATATGAAAAGTTTATAATTGATTTGGTAGTTAATGAATTTATGTGTTCTACTACTGAAGCTATTGATTATCTTGAAATATTCTATTCTACTAAAGAAGGTAGGGCGAACATAAAGTATATAGCTGAAAAATATGGTACTGAGAAAAAGAATATAACTAAACTAAAACTAAAGTTATAATGAAATCGTATTGGGATTGGAATAAGAAAAACTTCGATTGGCACTTTGATTCACAAAAGAAAGTAGATGATGTACAATATGTAGGACAATTTACTTCAGATGAATTGGAATCATCGGTAAACACAATTATAAATTCATTAACAGATGAAGATAAATTTACTGAAACTAAAATCAAAGGAACTTTTTATAATAAAGAATCTCAAGATGTAATGGAAGGTTATCATAATGATTTGGAGAAAGCTGGTTATACTGAATATAATACAGGAGGTAGGCAAACTCGTAATCTTCCTGATATTTTCCATAAGATGGGAGAACTAAGTGGTTTAGATAACCCACAAATAATGTTCTTAGAACAACCTTCGGGTCGTATCATTCCATGGCATAGAGATTCTTATAACAACTATAGAAGGAACTTTGCAAAGGTATCCGATGATACTGAAGTGATACGATATCTAATTCAGTTAAACGATTGGAATTGGGGACATCATATACTTGTAGGTAACTCAGCAATTCATCAATATAAACTTGGTGATATACATTGTTGGGAAGAAGGAATTTATCATTCCACAGCAAATTCAGGTTATTGGCCTCGTTATTGTATGACTATTACCGGAATCGTTACAGATACCTCACTACACAAGCAGTTACCCAATGAAGTAAAAATATAGATTAAAATAAAGTTGATAAATCATTTGGATATATCAACTTTTTTTCGTATCTTTACATAGTAAACAATAAAACAGATAAATTATGCCAAGAGTAAGTTATTCACAATTCGGTATGTATAGTGCATGCCAACAGCAATATAAATTAAAATATATTGATAAGTTAAGTATCTCAAACGCTAACATTCATTTAATTTTTGGTTCGAGCATGCACGAAGTCATTCAACACTTTTTGGATGTAATGTATAATGTTACTAAGAAACAAGCCCTACAACTTAACCTTGAAGGAATGTTACAAGATAAACTTGTAGAACATTTCACCAAAGAAAAAGAAAAGATGGGTGAAGATAACCCATGTACTAAGCAAGAATTACAAGAGTTCTTTGAAGATGGTGTAAAGATACTTCAATACTTTACAAATAAGTTAGATAAACTTTACTCTAAGACTGGGTTTGAGTTATTAGCAATTGAACAAAGATTAGATGCTGAGATAAAGCCAGGTGTAAACTTCATTGGGTTTATTGATGTACTTCTTAAAGATAAAACTACAGATGATATAATCATTATTGATTTAAAGACATCTACTAGAGGATGGTCTAAGTATCAGAAAGCTGATAAGATTAAGATGGCTCAGATGTTACTATACAAAAAGTTCTACTCCGATAAGTTTAATGTTCCATTGGATAAGATTAAAGTAGAATATCAAATACTCAAACGAAAATTGTTTGAAGGTGCTGATTTTCCCATCCCTCGTATTTCAAAGTTCGTACCTGCGAACGGTAAACCATCTGTAAACAAGGCTTGGAATGATTTTAAATTCTTTGTTGATTCTGTTTTCGGAGATAATGGTGATGTAATTCAAACTGAGTTTCCTACTAATAAAGGAAAGCCATGTGATTGGTGTGAATTTAAACAAAGAAAACTTTGCCATATTTGGTAATATTTTTTACGTTTTTGTATTTCGTATATATTTATATAAAAATATAAACCCAATTAAGAGAGAGTTATGGCAAATACAAAATTAACTACGGTAAAAATCATTAAAGATGTTTACTCCAAGTTTAAGCAAATATCATTTGATTCAAATATCACACTACAGAAGTTAGTAAACCGTTCTGTGGATAGGTACGTATCAGATAGTGATTATAGAAGTGAAATAAACAATTATACTGAGTTAGAACCAAGCGGTTCGCAATTTTAAAAATTTTAAATTAAAGTAAATGGCAGAAAGTAAAAAGAAAAAGAAAATTCTTTTATTATCCGATGATTTAAGAATGTCATCAGGTATTGCAACTGTATCAAAAGAATTTGTATTTGGTACATTGGATAAATTTGATTGGGTACAATTAGGAGCAGCGGTTAATCATCCTGATAAAGGTAAAGAAATTGACTTGGGCAAGGATGCTCGTAAGATTAGTGGTATTGAAGATGCTTCTCTTAAAATCATTCCTTGGACTGGTTATGGAGATGCAAATATTCTTCGTGAATTAATCATGAGACATCAACCTGATGCAATCCTACATTTTACAGACCCAAGATATTGGAGATGGTTATATGAAATGGAAGCGGAAGTAAGACAAAACATTCCAATTTTATTCTACCACATTTGGGATGATTTACCAGATCCTCATTATAATAGAGATTACTATGAATCATGTGATTGGTTAGGATGTATCTCAAGGCAAACGTATGGTATTGTAAAACGAGTAGGGGCATTAGAATCCGAAACAATCAAAACATTAGAAGATTGGCAAGTTAAATACGTACCACATGGTATTAATTCCGATACATTTAAACCAACAAAAGTACCTGCTGAGTTTAAGAAGCAAGTTCTTGGTGGTAAAGATTATAAGTTTGTTTTATTTTGGATGAACCGAAATATTAAACGAAAACAACCATCAGATGTAATTTGGGCATTTAATAAGTTTAGAGATGGATTAGCCGAAGAAGATAAAGATAAGGTATGTTTAATAATGCATACGGCGCCCATTGACCAGAATGGAACAGATTTAATTGAAGTTCAAAAAAGAATTGCACCTGGATGTGATATCAAATTTTCAACAGATAGAGTGAACCAAGAACAATTAAATTGGTTATATAACTTATCGGATGCAACGATTAACATTGCTGGTAATGAAGGATTTGGATTAACAACAGCAGAATCAGTTATGGCTGGAACTCCTATAATCGTAAATGTTACAGGTGGATTACAAGATCAATGTGGATTTAAGATAGATGGTAAATATATAACTGCTGATGATTATGTTGAGATAGGTTCTTTACATAATTGGAGAGATTGGGAAGATAAAGTAACTCATGGTTCTTGGATAAAGCCAGTATGGCCGAGAGTTCAAACAATGGTAGGTTCAGTTCCAACTCCTTATATTATTGATGATAAGGTTGATGTATATGATGTAGCAGATGCAATCAAATATTGGTATGATAAAACATCAAAGGAACGAAACGAAGCTGGTTTGGATGGTAGAAAAGAATTTATGGGTGAAATGGGATTAAATTCATTAAATCAAAACAAGCAAATGGCAGATGGTATTAATGAAGCTATTAAAAACTGGAGACCTAAGAAAAAAGCTAACGTATATAAAATTAGATAATGGCTAAACCCATCTTTATTATCAGAGTGCCTGGTTATTGGACAACTAATCAAGTTAATGAATCACGTAAAGCAATACATGGAATGACAGATTTAAATGAAGATTATCATATCATTATTTTACAAGATAACGAAGTTGAATCTACACGATTTGAGTGTTATAACTCACCACATGAACCAGATAAAATAGAAGAAATAACTAAATTAACCGAAATTTCCATCGAACGATGTTTAAGAAACGAAGAAGAAAACCGAATAAAAGAATTAGAAAATGAATAAACCATTATTATTATTTCAAGCTCCAATAGCCACACGTAGTGGATATGGAGACCATAGTAGAGATATTCTCAAATCAATTTTTGATTTAGATACGTATGATGTAAAAATCGTACCTACTCGTTGGGGAAACACTCCACAAGACCAAATAGACCCACAAACTGAGTTTGGTCAATTTATTTTGCAAAACATTGTAACTCAATTAGATAAACAACCTGATATTTTTATTCAAGTATCGGTTGCTAATGAGTTCAAACGATTTGGTAAGTATAACATTGGTATCACCGCTGGTGTAGAAACAACAATCGCACCACAAGAATTTATACAAGGTGGTAATCAAATGGATTTAATTATAACTCCATCTAAATTTACCAAAGATGTATTAGTTAAAACATCCTATGACCAAGTAGATAAAAATACTAAACAGAAGCTTGGTGAATTAAAATTAGAAAAGCCAGTTGAAGTTTTGTTTGAAGGTGTAAACTTGGATGTATTTAATAGTAAGTCATCTTCATCAATTTTAGAAAATGTTGATACTGAGTTCAATTATTTATTTGTAGGACATTGGTTAGCTGGAGAATTGGGTGAAGATAGAAAAGATGTAGGAATGATGATAAAAACGTTCTGTACAGTTTTCAAAGATTTACCTAAGAAAGACCAACCTGGTCTTATCCTTAAAACCTCACAAGCAGGATTTTCGGTAATGGAACGCGAGGGTGTATCTAAAAAGATAAAACAAGTAACCAATCAGTTTGGTGATAACTGCCCCTCTATTCATTTAGTATTTGGTGATTTATCTGAAATTGAATTAAATTCATTGTACAACGATGAAAAAGTAAAGGCAATGGTGATGTTTACTAAGGGAGAAGGTTATGGTAGACCTCTTGCAGAATTTGCAACAACGGGTAAACCTATAATTGTATCTGAGTGGAGTGGTCATACTGATTTCCTACCAGTAGAAAATACAGTATATCTATCAGGTGAAATTAAAAAAATACACCCAACTGCCGCTAATAAGTTCTTATTGGCAGAATCAAAATGGTTTACTGTTGATTATTCAAAAGCAGCAGCTAGTATATTTGATGTATTTAAAAACTATAAGAAGCATTTAAAAAATTCACAAGGTTTAAAAACTAATATTCGAAAGAATTTTAGTTTAGATAAAATGACAACTACATTAGGTGAAATACTTAAAAAGTATGTAAAGGTACAGACTAAAGTAGAATTAAAATTACCTGAAATTAAAAAATTATAATGGCTTACACAAAACAATACACCGCATTTTTAAAACCAGAACGTAGAGTTCCACGTTCTCAGTTAAAACCGAGGAATATATATCGTATTACTACATATCGTGGTGGTGAACCCGCTACTCGTAGTGGTGAGGATGCAAGATATGTTTTTGTAATTGGTATTGTAGATAAAAAGTTACATTGTATTAAATTGAATCCTATACGTCCTGTTGATTTT